GATTTTGTAACAGGTGTTGTCATAGGAGAAATCCTTGATGGGATAATGGCAGCAATACAGAATAGGTTAAGAAGTATTTTTGCAAATTATGATGCTGCGATGCGTGAGGCTTTTGAGAGTGGTAATTACTCTAGCTTAAGAGAGCTTGATGTTACCAGAAGAAGTTGCCAGGTATGACGAGCATTGGCTTGATGTTGCAGAAAAGATAAGTAATGAGGCTCTTGATAATCAAATTGATTTTATTAAAAATGGTGGAATAACTAAGCCGGGAGGTGGTGCATATAAACCTGCGAAGATAAGTGCTGCTGTAGATTTAAATACTGGTGATATATATTTTGGATATAACGGTGCTAATAAGTTTAATCCTTCAATTCAAGAAATACATCCAGATTTACAACAAAGAATAAATAGAACTATGAGTCTGGCAGGAAATTCAATTGATAATGAATATGCAAGTAGAATGAGCTTTGAAAAGTGGAGTGTAGATAATTGTGCAGAAATATATTCTGTAAACAATGCATTACAAAATCAAGCAACGTTAGATAATATTTTTATTAATACAAAATATTTTAAAGATGGAAAATACGCTTTGCCGTGTCGAAATTGCCAAGTGACATTTGAAGGATGTTTATTCCCAAAACAATAGGAATGTTAATATTATGGAAAAAGTGACAGAGGAGAGACTAGTAAAAGCTGGTTGGGATGAAAAAAGAACAATAGATATATCTAATATTAAAGATGTGTATCAGAAGCTTGGGCTTGTCATGCCGATGAATGTAGAAAAATTTTTGACGGTATACGGTATGCTTGTTTTTGAAGATGATGAAAGAAAAGAAAATTTGGAGTTTATCCCAGAAAAAGCACTGGGATGCAATTTGGATAAAGTATATTTTGAAGAGTTACTGGAAGAATATGATATTAATGAAATAGTATATCCTATAGGGGTTGCGTGTAGAGGAAATTTAATGGTGTTAATGACGGAACAAGATGTGTTTTATTGTTATACAGATGGGTATTTAGAAAAAGTAGGAGAGAATGTTGAACAAATGCTTGACTGTTTAGTAGGAGAATGCAATGAGGCAGTAGTAATAAGTTAAAGATGTATCAGCGGTATTTTTAAGGCTCTTTGCTTGGTGCTGGAAGTATTTTAGCCGGGGCGTTTATAGGTGCGGGTATTGGTGCATTATCTACGACAGCGATGAAAGAAGGAGAGGAGATTTCGACTGGAAATGTCCGAAGTGCAGGTGAAAGACTTGCGTATGCAGTCTTTGATGACAGTATGTCATGGGATGAGAAGTGGGCATATGCTTTTGAACCAGGACAGATGGTGGCAGATTTTGTAACAGGTGTTGTCATAGGAGAAATCCTCGATGGGATAATGGCAGCAACACAGAATAAGTTAAGAAGTATTTTTGCAAATTATGATGCTACGATGCGTGAGGCTATTGAGAGTGGTAGTACAACCGCAGATATTTACTCTTTTGGTAATAAATCAGCGCCAAGAGGAGCAAGACCTCAACAGGACTTTAATGTTGAAAACTTTGATAGTATTGTAGGCTATAATGAGTTTAATGAGTTATACAAATCATTACCATGGCAATACGGAGGAAAAAAATGACAAATATGTATGAAACATGGTTGATGGAGCAAATACATAGTATTGCTAATTTTCCATATGAAGATATAAAGATATTGGATAAATATCCATTGGATGTGTCAAAACAAGTTCTTAAAGTTTTAATTGAGAATTCATGTTTAGGACAAAATTATGGTCCTATAGATATTAGTCGTAAAAAAATCAATGAAATTAATAAAGATTGGCTAAATCAATTTCTTCTTGAGGTTGCGAGCACGTGTATTGATTGTTCAGATGAATGGGAATATAGACGATTAGTTGAATTAGTTGTTCTTGTGCTTCCTGAATTGAAGCAAGAAGTATTAAAATTGGGTGCACAATCTGAGAATGAAGAAGTGAGAGAAGTAGTAGAAGATTTTCAAAATTTGTGAAATCTGCTTATGCAAAAAAGAATAACAGTTTTCGTACACATACACCAATCTTGGATCCATATCAAAATTGAATTAGTGGGTGATTAATGGAGGTGTTAAGGATATTGGATGAAAAAAAATTAGAGGAGTTGGTCTCCAATATGGATGATAGAATTAGAATGCACGATTATTCCAAAGAACAACTTTTGTTGTTAATTGAAGACTATGTAACAATTAATTTTCAAGGTATGAAGTATCAGACAAGAGAGGCAATATTGAATATGATATGTGATGCTGTGAATTATTATGATATAGGAAAAGATTTAAATTGGGAATCAATTATTGCTATAAGGGAAGATTTGGAAGATGATTTGAAAGAATATGTTGATGAGATTATTTCTATGCACCACAATTAAGCCTCCTCATCAGCCGCAGCATCTTTGATAGAAACATCTTTTTTATGGTAAGTTTGTTGTGGCTCTTATCTTTTATAATTTCAAAGAGCTCATCTATTGGGGCGTTCTGAATGTTCTCAGGGGTGAGGTACTTTGACCGGTGGCTTCCATGCCAAAGACACAGGGGGAATCACCGATGTTTTTGAATATAAGAGTGGTGACGCACACCTCTATCTATTGCAGGATGATTGTGATATAGGAACGTAATAAAAGCAATAGATAGAAAAAGACTGCTTAGAAATTCTCAATTTCCGTATTATGGAGGCAATAAATAATGGTTAGTTTAGTATGTATCGAGAAGAAGCAAAATATCAAATTCCCAGAGGTATATACGAAATTGTATCAATCAAATTTTAAAGGCATAAGTAAAATGAAGATCCAAATAGATGAAGATTCTATAAATATCAGAAAATTTTTAAATGCAAATGAAATTAATGATGTTTTAGATGAGTTTTATGATTATTTTGGATATGATATAGTTCCGATTGCTGAAGTGGAATACGAGGATTTTATATGCTTGGATTTTAGAGTTAACAAGCAAAATCCAGAAATAGTATATTGGAACTATGAATTGGCATTAGAAAATCCAATAGAAGGAATAACACTATTGTATAGTAGTATGGATGAATTAATAATCGAACTGAAAAAAGGATGAAAGATTATTTTTATTATTATGTCTCCACATAAGGACATTTGAAATCAAAAAAGAATAATGTTCCATCTGAATATATGTCTCAGCATGGAGTGGGAAAAAAAGATGGTCTATGTATGAATATGGAAATGCCTGAATTATTTGATAAATAGGGAAGGAGAATTTAGTAATGGACAAAAATAATCACATACAGCAATTAATCAATTCAAGGAAGCTGAGTACTAACGAAGAATATGAATTATTTGAAGGTGCATTACAGGCGTTACATATGAGCATATCGATTGATGATATTGCTGACATATGTAAAGCTTTTTGCGATGATACAAAAGATGATGAAGTTATGTTTGGAATTATTCATCTAATTGAACAATTGCAAGGAGAGGAATATTTAAAGACGATTGCAATATGCACACCAGATATGAAGGATGCTCATGATTGGGCAATGACGTTAAATAAACGAATAATTAATAGTCAAAAATATTTTGAAAAATACATTGAGATTATTGGCGAGTTAGAAAAGGACTATAAGGAAAAAATATTAAAATTGTTAGTTGATGTTAAAAATGATAATCCTAAAAGATTTGGTAACAAAATAGATATGCTGATTGAACGGACAGAATAATGACTTTATTTATGTCTCCACTTAAGGATGTCCACCACCTAAAACTTTACCCACGGTCTTTAAATTAATCGGAATGGCTCTCACCGAAGGTGCTGTAATCCATGTAGATTAATTTGAAGACTCTAGGGCAAAATTTGCCATCTGGGTGTACATAAGGACATCCGAAATCAAAACTTAATATTGTTTCATCAAAGATGCAGAACGCATTGTTTTCATGACACTTGGCAGGAGAGGAGATTTCGACGGGAAATGTCCGAAGTGCAGGATAGGAGAAATCCTTGATGGGATAATGGCAGCAACACAGAATAAGTTAAGAAGTATTTTTGCAAATTATGATGCTGCGATGCGTGAGGCTCTTGAGAGTGGTTTAGATGCTAATCTATTAGATGACATGGGGGAATTTACGGAGGAAGTGCAATGATAGAATTAAATTCTAAGATTAAGAATGCTCTAATAAAAATAGACTTTATTAAGCGATATGAAGAATTATCTAATAAATTTAATGCTGAAAGAACACCTTCAAGTAACCGGTTAGTTTATATTGAGGGTAAAGAAGTTATGGAGACAATTCAAGCTTTAGGCTATTCTCCGCTGTTTGATGCAAAAGAAAAACTATATAAAATCAAGGAAGAACAAATTGGAAAGATTACTTTGGGAGTTCATATTATTCTGCAAGATGGAATGGTTGATTTAGTTTGGGTAGTCAGAGAGAATGGAGAATTGCTTCTTGGGGCTCCTTGGGGGACATATTCAAGGAGACTAATTGATAGCAGTTACAGGATAAAAAAACCAATCATAGGAACATATGAGGATTTAGAAGAAATTTTGAAAATTACATTTAAAATGTATGAAGACTTTAAGAATGTACTAACTGGTAACTAGTACATTGAATAATAAATAACTGCTAATTATTATGAACCTCATAGATTTATTATTGAGGTGAAAAACAGCCATGAAATACAGAAAGAACGGCGGACCATTAGCCTGTAGGTAACCAATCCACGTATAACAGAGTGACCAACTGCCGGGGACTGTTAAACTAGGGCTCTTTTCCAATGCTGTCAGAAAAACAAATGTGACTGGAGTTAAGAAAAAATTTCCTGAAATTAACCCTTGACAAAAGTCACTTCATAACAGGAGATAGACAATGAATACAATTTTTGAGTTTACGGATAGAACCAGTGTTTATAGTAAATGTATATTTGCTTCTATTTGCCATGCAGTAATGGTTGGAAAATATACATTGTTGTCAGATGAAATTTCTTGGGATGGAACTAGTTTTCTATTCCAAAATATGGAAGGAACTAGAGGCGTTATATCCTTTTCTGAAAAGAATTTTTTGTGTGGAATACAGAGTGAAGAAAATTATTTAGAAGGGGAAAACAATATAGAAAATACATTGTTAAAGGATGCTGAATTAGATATAATTTATAGAGTAAGAGGAGAAATATTTCCATATTTGCTTGTCGAAAACGATGGTGATGATATTCCAGCTATATCTGCTATTTTTTGGGGAGAAGAAGAAAAAATATGTTCAGACATGAACGAAAAGGAGTTTATGCATAAAAGCGATAATATTTTATTGCCATATCTTTATGAAGAGAAAGATATGAAAAAATATTGGAGAGATTATTATGAAATGAATCAGGAGCATGAGCAAATTGTAGAAGAATTGTATCTAAAAAAAATGACAAATGATAGTTTTTTATTGGATGCTGTACAAAAAGAAAAATTAATGGAATGGTTTGGCGAAGAAATAACATATTGCAAACAATCTTTAGAGGAAATTGGAATTATGTTTGACTAATCTAAGGATTTTTAATTATGGTTATACTTTCGGACTCCCAACAACCTACAACTCCTGCATGTCTATTAATTAACCATCATGGCTGTTGCGAAGCAATTAAGAATCCATGATGTTAATTAATAGACACTAGCGAAATTTTGCCGAGTTGGGTATACGGACGAACATAGCGAATTTAATATGCTAATGTAACGCAATCTTAGCAACAGAATGCTGCGAAAGGGTGCGTTTTTCTGTGAAAGTTTACTATAAACGGATATAAAAATTGGTCAAAAAAGCGGTAATTTAGACTCAAATATTGTTTCGAAAGGCGGTAAATTAGGAGGCATTATGTCAGTAGTAGATAATAAAACGGTAGATGGAGTAGCATTAACGGATGATAAGAAAGGTATTATTTTATTAATAACAGACCATTTAGAGTGAAAAGATGAATATCAACATTTGATAATGCTACAAGCAAAAATTAATGCATATATTTCATTTTTAGAGGAAAAACAATATAAAGATATATACCAAGACATGAGTATTATGTATGGAATTATAGAAATACATTTTCTACATTGTTTAACTAAAAATGCGGAAAAGTTTTTGCATTCAGTTAATAATCAATTAAACGAATTGGGTATAAAAATACAATATTCTGTTTTGCAAGGAGAAGATAATGAAGTTAGATAAAGAACAACAAAAGCATTTTGCTGAAGCAATACGCAATGCTTCTAAGAAGAAAGGATTTAAAGTAAAGGGCTGTTCTATATATGATGACATTTTTTGGAAAGTATTACAAATGCCAAGTAATAGTAAACAAGCTGATTCACTAAGAGCAGTTGGGGCATTTAAAGCTCCGTCAATTTTAATAGAAAAAGGTCAAGATATAAAACAGGAATTACTTCACAGATATAAAACAATATTACCTGATGAATTAATAAAAATATGGGAAGATAATGGATTGGCAAGATTGATGGGAGGATATCTAAAAGTAGTAAATCCAGAAGATTATCAGGAACTGCTTAAGGAAACATATTTTAGAGGAAATATTTCGATTCCGATACTAGTGACGGCTTTTGGGGATATAGTAACATTTGAAGAAGACCAATATATTGGTATGGTGAAGTACAAAAATGGTAATTTCGTCATGCTCGCAAAAAATTTTAAACGTTTTATACAAAACCTTGGAGATGACTATTTTTTAGAAAAGTATTTTCAGATACCCCAGTATATAGAAGCAGTAAATAAATTAGGTAAACTGGAGCAGGATGAGTGCTTTGGTTATGTGCCATTATTGGGATTAGGTGGTAGCGAAAAGATTCAAAATCTGAAAAAAGTAAAAATTAGAGAATACATTGAATTAATATCACAGCTGGTGGGAAAAATTGGAATGTAGTAATGTTTATAAAGGAAAAATAGTTTAAAATAAGTATTTGATCTAAGTTCCGGGATATGGTCTCGTACGACCTGACGACCTCAATGCCCGAATACGCAGACGGAACGAGGGGGATTACGCAGGAGGATGTGGATGAACTGAACCGGATACTGTGGAAGTATGAGATAAACACGCCCAACCGTATTGCACATTTTTTGGCACAATGCGCTGTTGAGTCGCAAAGAGGATATGGCAGGGTGGAGCAATATAACCCGCCCGATCCGATTACTTATTTCACGGGAGAATATGAAAATAATAATAGAGCAAAGAATCTTGGCAATACCGAGAAGGGAGATGGCCCTTTATTCAGTGGAGCAGGGGCAATACATATTACCGGAAGAGCAAATTATCAGGCGTTCAGTGATTATATGGGAGATGAGCGCATTATCACGGATGGAGCGCTTTATGTAGGGCAAAACTATTATTGGGAATCCGCAGGGTTTTACTGGAGCATTGGGAAACCGAGGACAGCGAATGATGATAGGTATGATTTAAATAAGAAATGTGATGAAAATGCGAGTGTGGAGGTAATTACACGCATTATCAATGGAGGAAAATCGAAGCTGGAGGAAAGAGAAAAGGCATACGCATATTTTTCGGAGGTAATTCAATGAAAACAATCCAAAAAGCAATAAAAAAAAGATGGTTTTTTAGAAATAATGTGGTTAATAAATCTCGCACCATTGGTGCGAGAAATGGAGATGGATATGGAAAAAAGTGAAATTGTGGGATATGAGCCGTTGGTCAATGACTTAAAGCTATTGATAAATAAAAAGCAATATCATGTTTTGAAAATGATAAATGCGGAGACTATTAATTTATATTGGGAAATTGGAGAAGAGATTTATAAACAACAAGAACAAAATGGATGGGGAAAATCTATTGTACAAGTATTGTCAAAAGAATTACAGAAAGAATTTCCGGGAGCAAAAGGTTATTCAGCCGCTAATCTGTGGAGAATGCGTAATTTTTACTTGACTTATCGTGATTCTGAAAAACTCGCACCATTGGTGCGAGAAATTAGCTGGAGCAATAATATAATTATCATGGAGAAATGCAAAGATGATTTACAAAGAGAATTTTATATTCAGATGACAAAGCGATATGGTTGGACAAAGCGTGTATTGACTAATTTTATTGAAGCACAAACATATGAAAAATATTTGTTGAATCAGACCAATTTTGATTTAACATTAACCGAAGAGAGAAGAGTACAGGCAAAATTAGCAGTAAAGGACGAATATACCTTTGATTTTGCGGAACTCTCACCGGAATATTCAGAACACGAGCTGGAAATGCAGTTAGTAAACAATATTAGGTCATTTTTGATAGAAATGGGTGGTGATTTTACATTTATTGGAAATCAATACCATTTGATGATAGGAAGCAGGGATTTATATATTGATCTATTGCTTTTTCATAGAAGGTTGAGAAGTCTGATAGCCATAGAGTTAAAAATAGGTGAATTTGAAGCAGAATATGCTGGAAAGATGCAGATGTATTTGACGGCATTGGATGAACAAGTTAAATTGCCTGACGAGAATCCATCTATTGGTATTATTATTTGTAAGAGCAAGGATAAAATGTATGTAGAATATGCCTTGAAGCAAATAAATGCACCGATTGGGGTGGCTACATATCAGTTACGAAATACACTACCAGAAGAGATGAAAGCAATGTTGCCGGAACCGGAGGAGATTGTTAAGAGGTTGAGGATATTTGAGAAAGAATGAAATGAGAAAAATGTTACATCCTTAGAATATTGTGATATACAAAAATGATAAAAATTGGAGACATGATAATGAGGATTTTACTAGTAGAACCTAATTATAAAAACAAATATCCGCCAATGGGATTGATGAAGATAAGTACATACCATAAAGGGCGTGGGGATGAAGTGACTTTTTACAAGGGGGTTATGGATTCAGCGGAATTTTATGGAAAGCATTATGATAGGGTATATATAACATCATTGTTTACGTTTTATTATAATCAGACTGTAAAAACAATAAAGAGTTATGAAAAACTTATTTCGCCAGAGATTAACTGATTCAAGCATTTTGGGGTTAGGTGATTCTGTAAATATTGATATACTTCCGTTAGACTATTCCATTTTGGATGATATAGTATATAAGTATCCGGCAGGGGATAATTATTTTGCTTATATTAGTCGAGGTTGTACAAACAAGTGTAGCTTTTGTGCAGTTCCGATACTGGAACCTGAATTTTGTATGACTAATAATATAGTACAATAAGTTAAAACAATAGGTGAGGAGTTCGGAGAAAAAAAGAATTTATTGTGTATGAATAACGGATATTTGAGCCACAAAGCCTTATTTTATAAGGAAAGTGGCTCTTTTATTTTACTCCGTGATGTTAATGTGATGTTGAAAAATGACACCATTATTCTCCCTACGCATATTATACTGGATTGAAAATTGTCGTGATGTGTGATAAAATGACAGCCATGGAACCCACGACAGGGGGTGGTAGCCTCCCGAGCCAATGGACCGGTTTTCCGGAATACATAGGAAGGGAGGTGGCGCCGATGACAGCTTATGAGATCATTTCGATTTTCATTGGGATATTAGCTCTGCTGATGTCCTTTGGCAGCTTAGTTATTGCGTTGCTTGCCTTTCTCGACAAGAGAAACAAGCGAAAATAAAAATGCCCGCCCTGTTGGCACCAGGACGGGCGTCTCTTAATTAAGAGAAAAGCTCGGTTCGGGAAACTCCACCTTTTGGAGTGGGGCTCCTGAGAGGCATCTGTTACCGCAGATGCCTTTCTTTATGCTTAATATATCACAATCAGCGGATGATTTCAACTTCATTTTACTGGTTCCGGAACTGATTCAGCCGGTCCGCAAGCTTCTGATCTTTATCCGGATAAAGGTGTGAGTAGGTGTCGAGAGTGGTCTTTACGGATTCATGACCGAGCCGGTCAGCAATTTCCAGAGCAGAGAACCCAAGCTCTATGAGCATACTTGCGTGGGAGTGCCGCAGATCATGCACTCTGATCGGCTTCAGACCTACTCTTTCAGACACTCTTTTCATTTCCTTTTCCAGAGCAGTCTTCTGGAAGTAGAATATCCGATCACCCTTTTCAATCCCATACAGCTTTGAAATGTATTCCTGGATATCGTCATACAGGAAATCCGGAATGGAGATACACCTTTTGGATTTTGGTGTCTTCGGTTCCAGAAATATCTCTTTCCCCTTTACCTTTGCATAGTTTTTGTTTATGTCTATCCTCTTGGATGGAAGAATATCCGCTGGTGTCAGTGCGAGCAGCTCGCCGGAACGCATACCGGTATAGAACAGGATATCAAAAGCCAGCTTCATGGATGATTTGCTGATAGCCTTGGAAAATTTCTCGTACTCAGCCTGTGTCCAGATATTCATTTCGTCAGCATTGCTTTTTCCCATACTGCCTGCGGCCTTGCAGGGATTGAGGGCGAGGTGGTAGTGCGAGACAGCATAATTCATAATAGCGGACATCTGATTGTTTACAGTTTTCAGATATGTCTGGGAGAAAGGTTTTCCGTCTTCATCTCGGAATGAGATAAGTTCATTCTGCCATTTGCGGATTTTGATTGTATCAATGTCACATACCTTCTGTCTTCCGAAGTAGGGAAGCAGCTTCGTGTCTATGATAAACCGCTTATTCTCCATTGTGGTAGGTTTGAGTCGGTGTTCCATATCCTCGAGATAATTGGTAACAAGCGAGGAGAAAAGTATGTCGCTGGTAGCATTCTGCTGATCCATGAAAGTACGTTCATATTCTTTTGCTTCACGCTGCGTAGAGAAGCCTCTTTTGCAGATATGTTTCTTCTCTCCGGTCCAATCGGTATAGTAGAAGTTGGCATACCACATTGTTTTTCCATTTTTTAAAGTATATTTATATGCCGGCATGCCGCACTCCTTTCTTTCCTTTGCAGTTTATTTATCCTCCGAAGTGAAATTCTTTCTTATACTTCGGTTTTTCGTATTCTATGCCTTTGTAATGATAGTACGACCGCTCCATAGCTTCCAGAGTGAGCAGATCAATCTCTCTGGCAGAGAGGATTCCGTCATTCTTTCTGTGTGTCCGGATCCGGTAGAATTCGGACCGGGATTCCTCGTCGAGCTTGGCCAGCCTTTCTTCAATCTCTTTTTCAAACTCCGGATCGTAGATATTATCATCCGCCTCAGCCTGACGTTTGAGCTTGGCACGAACCTGTGCTTCCAGTTCCATAAGGGATTCAGCCCCTTTTTTCTGTTGTGACTTTCTGTACTCTTTTTCCAGATCGCTTATCTTTTGTGAGGTTTCGTCTGCGTTATACATAAATAGATTCCTCCTCATTTCCTTTTTTATTAACAACGACAGATGTGCCATTTACTGATACACCTATCATATCTCTGCTTAGAGTAATCATTTCATATGAGATTCCGATAATGGCATTTCCACCTTTTGAAACGGATTCTTTTATCATGCTATCAAGTGCATTCTTTTTGGCCTGCTTAATTTTATCTGAATAAGCTTCTGATTCTACACCAAATAAATCTGAAATATTGGATTCCATTGTTGAAAACCATCCTGTTCCAATGACAGATTCACCAGATACAAGACCTACATACTTTTTAATAGAACAGGTTTCAAAAGAATACCCGGTGGATAACAAATGTTCTTTATACCGCAACACTTCTTCTTGCTGTAATTGCTCTTGTTTTCTTAATTGTTCTTGCTTTGCAATAGACTGCATCTCGACTCTCTTGCGTTTTTCTTCTTGCTGTGCACGCTCGTAAGCTTCGACCGTATCACTAGTTGGAACACCGCATTGAAAGCATATACCGCTCGTAAGCATTTCAGAAGTTATTTCGTGGCCACACTTTATACAATTCATACAATCTCCCTTTTCAATCTGACGACCAATCAGAAAATACTATCTTTTATGGTGACCTCGGTACCACGCGAGGTCTATTATTTTCCAACAACTTTTCTTTGATCATCCGCTGCAACAGATGATTCGTTTTCGGATTCGTATTTTTTGAGAATGTCAATCATTTGTCCGACAGCCCATCGTTTGTCTATTTTTCGCAACTGACTATAATATGAAAGAACATCTTTGTCTTCACCAGAAGGAAGGTTAAACTGATCGGTCCGTCCTAAAAGATAATCAACAGATGTATTTAGACAGTCAGCAACCAATATGAGCTGTCTTACGCTTGGAACTTCGTTTACACACCAATATTCCAGAACTTCTTTTTCTAATCCAGTAGCCATAACAATATCATCCATTGTTATATGGCGAATTTCCATTAAATCAAGCAAAGCAGAGTGGCAACTTCCGTCACTAAGGATTGCTTTGTTAAAATCTTCGGATTGGTATTCGGCAACATTTGATATACCAATAAGAAAGTCCAAAGGAACATTAAAATAGTTACAGATTTTAAGTTTCATTTGGTCATTGGGGCAGCTTTTTCCACTCTCATAAAGAGACACAGTTGATTTTACAATACCAAATATATTGCCAAACTCTTCTTGAGTAAGACCAGCAGAAGTACGCAGCATTTTGATTCTGTCGGATATGTTTGCCATGCAGACCGCCTCCTTTTGTTTAATATTTTCAAACATATTATAAGTGACACCTCCTTGAAATTAAACTGTTTTCAACAAAGTTGATAAAAATTCAACTAAGATATTGACATAAATGAGAAGTTGAAGTATTATAAACACAAGTTGAAGAAACTAAAACATGAAAGGAGAAAAGTGATGAATCTTGAACTACTAAAATCCGAGAGGAAAGCTAAGGGCTACACTCAAAAATATATGGCCGAACAGCTGGGGTTCAAAGACAGGAGCAGTTATTGCCTTATTGAGAATGGAAAATGCTCCGTAGATATAGAGTTAGCCAATCGTATCGCCTCTGTACTGGACTTATCGGAACGAAGAACATTTGAAATTTTTTTTGCTTCAAAAGTTCAAGTATCTTCAACTTAGTTAAAGTTTAGTCGAAATGGAGGAAAAAATAAATGGGAACAAACCCTACGAAAGCCGCTGACAATATCTACTGTAAATGCAGAAAAGAGGCTGCAAAATACAATGACAAGTTGAATAGCCGTGAAGGAGCGGCTGAACTTCTTGGAATTTCTGCTAGTACACTTGCTGATTATGAATTAGGTATTACAAAGATTATCCCAGCTGATGCGATTTTGAGAATGGCTGATCTTTATAATGCACCGGAACTCAGAAATCACTATTGCAAGTATAGCTGTCCTTTGGGACAGGATGTACCGCTGGTTGATACAGAAAGCTTAGACAGAATTGCTGTAAGAGCCCTTGCTTCACTCAAAAAGGTACAGGAATCAAAAGAAAATCTTTTAGATGTCGTAGCCGACGGAGTGATATCTGAGGATGAAAAACCAATTTTGCAGGACATACTTAGCAACTTGGATGAGCTGACAGCTGTATCACAAAATCTAAAAGTTTGGGTTCAAAAGAACCTGGAATAGGAGGTTTTATGGGAGCAGTAAGAACCGCACCGAGACCATTTCTGACCGTAAAGGAAGTTATGATTTTACTCGGTTGCAAAGAAGACTTTGCGTACAAGACGATGCGCAAAATCAATAAGGAATCCGAGAGCCAGGGATATATCAGCATAGGCTCTGGAAAAGTCAATAAGCATTTATTTGCGGATAAGTTGCAGATTCCGGAAGAGGATATTGAGCAGGCAATCCAGTATGTAGCTGCACAGGAGAACAGATAGGAGGCAATCATGGCATATTACAATGTCTGCCCTGTTTGTGGAAGCAATCTTGATCCGGGAGGAGGTGCGATAGGAGCATGAGAAATAAGTGCCTATTTGCATTGGGATTGGTATTTGCCATGTCCCTGACTTCAATTGTCGCATTTGCTTTCAGCTTTACCGGAGAGCCGGACGTGAAGAACGATCAACAACAGATTGTTGTAGTGAATCCTGCGACAGAGAGTGAGGAAACGACCTCAGAGCAGACAGTTTCGGCAGAAACAGAGGACACAACAGCAACCTTACAGTCGGCTGGCAGTTCATTGAGTGGAAGCATGGACTGGGATGCGGAAGATGCTTATATGCTTGCCAAGATTGCAATGGCAGAAGCGGAATCCGAGGACACCGAGGGCAAAGCTCTTGTAATGCTGGTGGTGCTGAACAGAGTTTGGAGCGACGAGTTTCCAGACACGATTGCAGGAGTTATCTTCCAAGACGGACAGTTCAGTCCAATCAGCAACGGCCGGTATGACGAGGTCAAACCGGATGCCGACTGTTACAGAGCATTACAGCTTATCCAGATTGACGGATGGGATGAAAGCCGGGGAGCGACTTACTTCGAGAGCAAGAGCGAATCCAACTGGCACAGCGAGCATCTGACCTTTCTATTCCAGCATGGGAAACATTATTTTTACAAGGAGTGATGAAGAGTGAAGAGAGACTTGATAGCGGTTATTTGGTCATTGCTCGTAACCGGAGCAATAAGCAAATGGGCTTTCCACGTTGCGTATCTGGAAAGAGGGTACAAGGCAGTAGGCGGTGAGTACCTTGTGATACTGGTGGCTTATGTAGCTGCATGGAAAGCAATTAACTATTTATTTGATTCGTTGGAGGAATTGGAAAGTGAAAGAAATCGTAGAAAAAAGAGAAGTAGAAGAACTGCTCGGATGCGAGATTACAGATGAACAGTTTGAGCAGGCATTAAAGTATGCCAGACATAAGCAGAAGTACATATATCAGCGAGAACAGAGAAAGGTCGTGTTACAGCACTGGTATCTCGTTAAACTGACAGAAGAATATGTGAGAAATCTTGCTTTTTCAAAATTCACAATGGATTTATGCAGTGCACTGAGAGATATGGAAAAAGAGTGCTCGGACAAAGTCCGGAACACCCTCGTAAGCAACCATATTGTATCACAGCCATCTGCTTAAAATCAATAAAATTATACTATATGGAGGTACAATATGGAAAACAATTCTAACGCTATTGCTGAAATTCAGAAAAAGTATGCCGGATGCAATTTGCTTATGCCGGCCGCAACGGAAGTTCAGCTCAATCCTTTTTACAAGATTACGGTTATGGAAGTGACTGCAGATCTTTCTGAAAATTCTGGAGATATTTTTAAGGTCGGCTCTATTAAGACTGGAACAACACAACAGGGCAAGGACATTTGGGAAGAAACCTATTCTCCGGCAAAACCCCTTCTTATGAAAATTGCCGCGGCAGCTGGCATACAGTTTGATCCTGATCATACTTATGGAACCAAAATTGATGCCAATACATATAAAGCCAAAGCATATGGAGCTATGAGAATGCCAGATGGTACTGGTAAAACACATGCTGATGAGAAAGTTATTTGCCTCGATGATGAAGAGGCTAATTACAGAGTAGAGTTCATGGATAAGTCTATCAAAGGTATTACAGATGAAAAAGCTGCAAAGGCCGCAGCTGAAATGTTCAAAGGGAATTGGATCGATGCCAAAAATAAATGTGGAAAGGCTTGCAAAGCATATGTTATCGATGATTGTGACAGGGAGAAATATATTGAGCGTTCTGTTCTTGTAAATATGACATTGCTCCGTAAAACAGCTGCCGCAAAAGCCATGACAGGTGCGATTCTTCGTGTAATCAGAGCTCTAACAGGCATGAAATGTCAGTATACCAAAAAAGAGTTACAGAAGCCGTTTGCTATTCCTCGTGTTACCTTTTCACCTGATTATACAGATCCGGAAGTGAGAAAAGCAATGCTGTCTCAGGGGATGAATTCAATAGGCTCTTTATTTGGAGCAACTCCAAACATTGTAGCTATTCCGGACACTTTAACAGGCGGAGAAAGAGACGAATTCAATCCGGAAGAATTTGCTGACAATCCTGCATTTGCTTCTGATGAAGCTATGGTAGAGGAGAATGCAGGAGGCGAACAGAACTGGTTTGATGAAACACCACAGCAGAATTCGGAGTCAGAAGCAAATGAACAGACAGGATACATCTGTAACGAATGTGGCGCTCAGATTTCCGACAAAGTATATTCCTACTCTATTAATAAATTTGGCAAGCCATTGTGTGTAAGATGCCAGAGAGGAGCCCACTAATGAAGATTATAAAAATAACCACTGAAAATGAAATTACAACACTTGAATTTCCGGAGGGAGATATTACTTCGGTAAATAAGCGGTTATATGAAATGATTGGACCGAAATGTGAATTGATGGAGCATGTGATGCCGTCTCGACTTTATAAGATTTTAGGAGCGTCTAACAGACCTAAGAAAGAGAAGGGGAGCTGCACAAGCATTCTGATGGATGAGGAAGCATACTATCACGATCTGGAAGTGAATGTGGTAGGAAGTTGGCTTTATGAAAGCGATTTGCACGGAAATCCGATTTTGGGAAACATTTTGGTCATTGGAGAATACTGGGGTGGAGATGGAGTTGAATTCTGCGGAATGTCAGATGAACAATACAACTTATTATATCCACAACTTGAAGAACTTACGAAGAAAGCGAGGGAATACAGATGAAAATATTACATACTGCAGATTGGCACATTGGTTCATTTAAGGGACCAGAAAAGGAGGGGGTAAATCTCCGTTCTGAGGATACAATGAAGTGTCTGCGTAGTTTGGTTGAAACAGCTGAAAAAGAAAAGCCGGACTTAGTGCTTGTATCCGGTGACATTTTCCACCAGGCAGAAATTTGGCAGGGCAGAAGCCATAAGGAAGTATTACAGGCAAGAGAAATTATCCTTGCTCTTTCCAGAGCGGCAGGACAGGTCATTGTAATGAGAGGTACTCCAAATCATGACAGTGAGGAAGCATTTCTCGAACTAAAGGCTCACTTTGAATTCATTGACAATGTAAAGATTGTGATCACACCGGAACTTGTCAGAACATCTTATGCAGATATCGTTGCGGTTCCGGGATTTGATAAAGGTACATTCAGAGCACAGCATCCCGGAATTTCTAAAGAGGATGAAAATATCGTATTTTCTGAGGAACTTGGAAAAATCGTAGTTGGAATGAGGGCTATGTGTAGCGGAGATGTCCCTGCTGTTCTCATGAGCCATTACACAGTACCTGGATGTAACACAGAAAGCGGTCAGACACAGTTCCTTACTCAATTTGAACCGGTTATCACACAGGACATGCTTTTAGCGGCAGATTATGATTTGGTTGCCCTTGGCCACATTCATAGACCTCAGATGATAAATGGACTCAGGAATGTTTACTATTCCGGAGCAGTAAATGCCATGAATTTTAACGATGAGGGGCAGGACAGAGGTTTTTGGCTGTATGAGATGAAACGGTTCTCAAATGAAAAATGGGATATCAGTGATGCATGGTTCAGAAAAACACCATACAGAGAATTTATAACATTCCATTTTACAGACACAGACATAACCGCAATCAATCTTGGACATATTGAGGAAGTTGCATTTAATTACTGGACTTATAACGGAGCTGTCGCAGATAAGATTGTCCGTGTTTTATACAGGCGAATTTAGGAGCGGGAGCATGGGAACAACTGCAAACGACCGGAAACGAGCCTACAGGTCAAAATACAAAGCCACAGGGCAACGAGAAAACGGTTACCGAGGAAGAACTTGCCATGGTTGGAAAAGGAGGTATAGTAAATCATGGCTGGTGGAACTTTTGAAGTAAATGTTTCAAAGAAAAGACCTGGAGATTATATCAACTTCAAGTCAAAACGTCAGCAGAGCCCTAGCGGATCCACGAGAGGTACCGCACTCATTCCATTGATCGGACTTGGATGGGGACCTAGCAAGGGTATTCTGAAACTGACAGCTGCGTCTCCGGATGCAGAGGTGGCAAAGCTTGGCCACAGTATCTATGACACAAACGATTTTATGCTGCTGATCAGAGAGGCATTCAAGAATGCCGTTACCGTTATTGTTTACATCATCAATAACGGAGACAAGGCAACAAAGACAGCAGAAGGAATGACTATTACAGCCGCATATGGCGGTACCAGAGGAAATGATATCGCTGTTGCATGCGTGGCAGAGGCAGGAGCCACTACTTTCGCAGTGAGAGTGTATCTCGGTGCTGACAAGGTGGAGGAATACACAGGGCTTACCACAATCGCTGATTTGATCGCGGCTAACTCCGGTAATTATGTTGTATTTTCAGCAACATCCACATCCGCAAACCTTACTGCATTTGCATCCACAAATCTTGAAAACGGAACGGACGGGACTGTGCAGAACACCGACATCACAGCATTTCTGGATGCTTCCGAGAAGATCAAGTGGAATACAATGGCATTCCCTAAAGACGAGTCCTCACAGAAGACTGCGGTAATCACAAAGATTAAATACCTTCGCGAGCAGTGTGGAAAGACTGTGCAGGCAGTGCTTCCGGATGCCGAATCTGACTACGAAGGAATTATCAATGTGACAAACTCCTATGCGGTAGACGGTCAGGAGCTTACTAATGCACAAGCTTGTGCGTGGGTGGCAGGTGCGACAGCAGGAGCAGACAAGACCACATCCAATACCAATGTTGCGGTTGAGGGTGCTACGGATGTTGTTGGCTTAAAGACCAATGAGGAAGCAATCGAAGCTATCTCCAATGGAGAATTCTTCTTCTCCATGTCTGAGGAGGATGAGGTAATCGTCGAGTACGATATCAACAGTCTTCACAATTTCACAACGGAGAGAACCTCAGATTATTCTAAGAACAGAGTAATCCGGGTGTATGACAGCTTTGCAGATGATCTGAAGCTGACATTCCCTCCGAATAAGTTTGACAATGACGAGGACGGATGGCTTGTTATGGAAGGTCTTGGCAGAGCACTTCTCCAGAGCTATGCGAAGCAGGGAGCAATCACGAACGTGGATGCAGAAAATGACTTCTACGTTGACCAGAGCAAGAGCATCGGAGACGAGACGTTCTTCAATGTCGGACTGCAGGCAGTAGATTCAGCAGAGAAGCTGTACTTCTCTGTATCAACAAGATAAGGAGGATGAAAGAATATGGGCGAGAACAGAAAACCCCTCAGCCTTAAAGAAGGTCACATCTACATTGATGGAGTAGAGGTAATGGACGCAGTAAAGCTTACGATTGTTTACACCCCTAATGTATGGTCCGGCAAGATGCTGGGCGATAAGGGAACAAACAGACGCTGGCTTGGCAGAGATATTACCGGAAGCATTGACGAGTACCGCACTACTGCAAGATGGAACAATATCGTTAAACAGTATGAGAACTCTGGAATCACTCCGGAACTTACAATTCAGGGCATCAGAACCGATAAGGATTCTGATTTCTACGAGGTAAGCGGAAGCGAGTCCGTAACAGTGACTGGAGCTGTGCTGACAGGAGATATCAATCTCATTTCGCTTGACACAGATGGAGATGTAGTAAAGGACAGCATCAGCTTTGGTGCCAAGAATATGTCCTAAGCAGGACAGTCATGAACAGCAGAGGCATACGCAGAACTTAGGTTTTGTGTGTGCCTTTTTTATGTTCAAAATCATGCAGACAGGTTAACTACTGTCTATGGAACTTAAAGTGTGCTACAGGTCAAAATAGAGACCTGAGAATAGAAAATAGGAGGTCATTATGGCTAATAAAGATTTGAGATGGTAGATAGGGTAAATTTGGACCACCTGGACCTTATCTGCGAGGCATTGGACTGTTCTCTCGATGAGTTAATCGTAAGGGTGCCGAATAAAACTCCAAGAGCTACACGAACCATTAACGGGTCGCAAAAGTCAAAAACAGACGAGTAAGGAGCTGCAACTCCTCGCTTGCCTAAAAAAGAGACGTTTTACAGAACGTCTCTTTTTTGCACTCCTGCAAATTCAAAGTGAGTGACCGTTCTAAGTAGAGTATATCCAGATTGTTTGAAATATATCCCTCTCGGATGGATTCTACATACCGCTGACTCGGCCTGCCTGGCTTACGTTTCAAATCCATGATATAGACCATTGCTTTCTTCTTTCCGGACGGAAGATCTACCATAACATTCTGCTTGAAATAAAATCTGGGATACCCCTCATAAATGTCAAGACTCTTCTCGTCATTCTCCATTATACTCCATACCACAACCGGAACGGCAGAGCCTTTTCTTCTCCTTATTGTTGCGTATGATCCGGTCATACTGCCTCTGTAAATAAGCTCCCAGTTATTTAATAGGCCGGTGCCATAAATATGTGCTGTAGGGCACCTGAGAGCCATCTGTGCAATATTGAGATTGCTTCCGTATGCTACATATAATTTCTTCATGCTGATACCTCCTCAATTTTGATTATTTTTATCCATGGATTAAGTTCTCCTTTTGCCATAGACCTGGCAATAGTCTTGTTTGGAGCTTTCACAAAATGCTCATTGGAAAGCCCGCCAGAGATAACGATCCTGTATTTCTTCCTGAGCCCTATAGGGATATTTTTCTGATTTGCCATATTATCTCCATTCTCCCCGTCATGCCGATAGGTCAGCGGACTGTGTTACGCAGCTTCTCTTACTGCCATGCCTGCGGCTTTCTTCAAAGGGTTCATCATGTGAAGCCGGCAGGTCTTAAATTCGTCCCCATAGAGACCAAGTCTGTGAGTAAGGATGTTTCTCATGATTGTAACTTTCTGCTCTGCAGTGTAATTGTCCATAGAACGGAACACCAGCTTGTCGTTGGAGGTGATAGCCCATGCAGATACAGCTAAACAGAACTGAATGTATGCCTTTATTTTTCCAGCATGAAGCGTGCTGTTGAAAAGTCTGAACTCAACTGTACCTTTTGTGAAAAAAGCATGGAGATTCACACCATGGTATCTTGTGGAATTGTAATGCTGATGGTCTATGCCCCCACAGTAACCGTCGTTTGCACTGCTGTACCAGATTTCCTCTGCTTTTTCGTTCGTGAGGTTCTTGTCCTTTTTCATTGCATTAAGGAGTGTTTTGTTAAGCTTGTGACACCAGCTGTTTTCACGATCACCGATTTCAAGAGCCTCATAGATCAGATCCTGCCTAGCTGTCATGAAACTTACCAGTCTTCTGAGAGATGCCGCTGTGTGATTGGCTCCGTCAACATGGATGTGAATACCACAGCTGCGATGGGATTTTGCTCCGTTCTCGCGGAGCTTTCTTATAACGACCTGCAGGAGCTCAATGTCTTCATAGTTGAGGGGTGGTGTAACCATTTCTACTCTGTATTCATCCATCGGAGCATTTGAATTGTCGTTTCTTACCGGTGTGATAGATGAATCTCTCATGACTTTCCATTTGCGGTCCTTCTGGTCCTTGATGATGCGTGTGTGATAGCAGGTACCGTCTGGCTCACCTGCGATTGCTCCGAACACTTCTGCAAGAACATCTGCAGCTTTCTTTCTGCTGATTCCTGTCATTTCAACTTCTACTCCAAATCTCTGTTCCTTTAACAT